GGATACCTCTATTAAGGTACAGCAGCCAGCCATCTGGGAGATGATGCCCAAGGAGTTCCGGAAGAAGACTAAGAGCATTGACGGGTACATTAACTATTCAATGCAGAATGGCTTTACTGGGAGTTCGTTCGTGTTCCCGGATACTAGGACACGTGTGGACTTCAAGACTTATACACAGTTCAGTAATAACTCCACTATCCTTGAGGGTTTCGAGTTCGGGTTCAAGAAGGGTAGTGTCAAGGCTGGGAATGAATCCAATATCGGAGCCTGGCTGGACGAGTACTTAGGTGATGCTGCTCTGGTGAATACCCTGCGGTTCCGCCTAGCTACACGGGACTCAAAGATGGTGATTGGGTTCACACCTATTGACGGTTATACACCTTTCATCGCTGACTATTTAAAGGGAGCAGAGACCCTTGAGACTAGACCTGCCGCCCTCCTGAGGGGAAAGGAGGTTCCTACTAAGCAGTACAGTCCAAGCCGTGATGCGGCTGTGATCTACCTGCATTCGGACGAGAACCCATTCGGGGGTTACGAGCGAATCGCAAAGGATCTAGCCGGGCGACCAGAGGATGAGATAAAGGTCCGTGCGTACGGATTACCCGTGAAGTCAGCCAATGCTCTGCTCCCTTACTTTAATACTGAGGTAAATGTGCTCAATGAGGAGCCAAATAAATACAAGATGACGTTCCCCGACATTTCCGATAAGTCGCAGTTCACCTGCTACCAGGTGGTTGACCCCGCTGGTGCAAGGAACTATACCTGCATCTGGGCTGGGGTAAACAAGGACGGCGAGGTATACATCCGCAAGGAGTGGCCGGATCGTAATACGTACGGCGAGTGGGCTATGTTCGGGGACCCGAAGTGGAAGTACGGCCCAGCAGCCAAGAAGATTGGTCTAAATGTTGAGGGGTACTGCGAATTATTTAAGGAGATTGAGGAAGATCTAGGAATTGAAGTAATTGAAAGAATCGGGGATTCGCGTTTCTTTGCTAGAGAGAATGAGAACAATGACGATCTATTTACATCATTCTATGACTTCGGTCTAAGCTTTATACCATCTGATGGTAAGATGGAGGAACAAGGCATCACAGCTCTGGATGACTGGTTTAACTACAATCCTAATGTAGACATTGACCAAGCCAATAGACCAAGATGCTATATTCACGAGGACTGCGGTAACCTTATCGACAGCCTTATTAACTACAATGCAGGTGGAAAACCAGAGGAAGCCCTAAAGGACTTCTTTGACGTTATTCGCTATCTGCGAATGTCGAATGGTGGAGAAGGTCCTGACTTTCTTTCATCAAATGATATGATGACAACTAAACCAAACAAGGGAGGATACTAATGCCAAAGACAAGATTAAGTAAAATTGCAGAAGAACAAGAGGTTGAGTTCGATGAAGCTCTTAGAATCGCAACCGAAAAACTGCCAGAGGGTTCGGTTACTGGGAAGGGACGAAATACTTGGGTAACTGAAGAGGGTGCAAAAATCCTTGAGGATTCCTTTATGATTGAGGAGATTATTCCTAAGCACTTTACCGGAACCGTCATAGCAGAATGCCCTAACCCGAAGTACAATGTTGTCTTCAGCAAAGAAATCGGGAAGAGAGCCAATGTGTTACTTCCTCGTAAGTGGCAGGGTAAGCTTCTTAAAAAGATAATCACCTTCGAGGCTATTGAGGATTCAAAAGGAGTAAGCTATCGCTATGCCGGAAAATAACGACATCACCCTAGATAGGGCTTGGTGCAGGGAGCAGTCCGACCGACTGGCTAGTTGGGAAATACTTCGCAGGTATGTTCTGCACGAAAGTGGCGTATCAATGACAAATGGTGACCTATGTGATACAATAGGCGTATCATCGACTTACACTATCCGTTTGCTTAAATCTATACAAAAACGCCTCGCAGAAGAAAATGCTAAATGAATCAATCTCCGAGTCCTTGACCTACGTCCAGGATGAACCCGATATTAAAACTCTACGCTATGCTTACGAGCAGACCGTATCAGAGTTGGACTCCTACTTTGATCTATGCCGTACTAGCTACGATGATCGTCGTAACTGGTGGCCTGGTAAAAGCCGGGATCATCGCAAGCACGGGGCTGACGCTTTCCCTTGGGAGGGTGCGTCCGATATGGAGTGCCACTTGATTGATGAGCGAATTACTCGTCTAGTATCTTTGTTTATGGCATCGTTGAATCGAGCCAATGTCCGAGCATTTCCTGTTGAGAGTGGTGATATTGGTCGAAGTCAAATTGTTTCGGGTTTCTTGAAGTGGATGGTAACGTCGGGATATATCCCACGCTTCTATCGCGAGATGGAACTCGGTGCTAACTATTTGCTTGAGCGGGGTATACTGATCACGTATGTCGGATGGCATCGTGAGGATCGACGGTTCCTTCAGGAACTTGACATTAATCAGATTGCGCAAGTCAGCCCGGATGTAGCAGTTGCTATCCAAGAAGGGAATGACGACGATGAGTTGATTGCCCTGCTACAAGCTACCTTTGAAGGAACAACCACGAAACGTGCAAGGAAGGCACTCAAGGCTTTACGCAAAGACGGCGTAGCTGAGCTGCCTGTTGTACGTAGGCAGGTGAATGCACCCGAAGTCAAGACCCTTGCACCGGATGGGGACTTCTTCTTTCCTCCTTACGTAACTGATCCACAGCGTTCACCTTACTGCTTCTGGAGAACTTTTTATACAGCACAAGAACTTGAAAACAAGGTTACAACAGATGGATGGGACCAGGACTTCGTTGACCACGTCATTGAGAAATATCGAGGCGTTAATATTGATTCTGTTGAGCGCGAGCAAGAAGGCCGTCGCAGTATCAGCCTTACTGATAGTGCTTATCAAGCCAATGAGCTTATTGAGATCTGCTATGGATACCAAAGACTCATTGACCAAGAGGACGGTGCTGAAGGTATTTACTGCACAGTATTCCATCGTGAGTTCAGTGGTGATGAAATGACACCTGGCTATGCTAAGTATGAGCTGCTTAATGGCTACGAGGATTATCCTGTAGTGGTCACAAAGCTATCAGAAGATAGCAAGCGACTTTATGACACATCAACTGTTCCTTCTTTGCTACGTGGTCTACAGAACCAAGTAAAGATTGAGCGTGATTCGCGCACTGATCGTAACAGCCTATCTACTCTGCCTCCTATCCTGCACCCAGTTGGTCAAGCACCTACTGATTGGGGTCCAGGTCGTATGATTCCTTATCGTCGTAAAGGTGATCTGGACTTTGCTCCTACACCTCCACCTCCTACTGGCTCAATCGAAATGGAGTCAACATTGCTTGACCTCGCTGACCGCCTAGTAGGACTTGATGACGATGGAGCAATCAGCCAGATTCGTCAGCAGTTCCTTGTTGATAAGTTCCTTAGTCACACAGCAGAGGTTCTGCGTATGGCATTCAAGTGCTTCCAACGCTTTGGACCCGATGAAATCTTCTTTAGAGTTACTGGTATTCCTGATCCGCAGAACTTCGACAAGGGTAGTGCTGAAGAAAACTTTGACATTATGATTAACTTCGATGTGCAGAATACTGACCCGAAGACTGTCGAGGCAAAGACTCAGCAGTTCGTAGCACTCAATCAATTGAACTCCAACAACCGATTGAATGTAGATGCCTTACTTGATGTAATTGCTAACAGCATTGATCCAGTAATGGCTGATGCCATCCTACAGCCAGTAGAGACAGCACAGCAGGAAGTGGTCAAACAGGTCACTGATGACTTAGCTAAGATCTTTGCTGGTATCGAGATGCCAGCACGTCCAGCGGGAGCACAGATTGCACTACAGGTAATCCAGCAGTACACTCAGCAGCCAGATGTAGCACAACGTATTCAGACTGATCAAGCGTTTGCCGCTCGACTACAGAAGTACGTAGGTCAGTACACCTTCCAGATGCAGCAAGCACAGAATGCTCAGATTGGTCGCGTGGGTACAGCACCTGCACAAATGGGTGAAATCGATACACAAAACTTATAATGCCAGACAATATATCAGTAGCAGAGCAAGGCAATCGCCGAGCTAAACAAATCAATTCCAGCAATCGAGAAAAGGTCTTCAAGGAATACTTGATGAAATTTGAGGGGTTCGATGAAGTTGCCCGTAAGGGTACTGGGGAGACGAACTATACAATTGGCCACGGACACGCCAGCCCAAGTGTAAAGAAGGGTCAGCGTATCACACGTGAAGAGGCTTCATTGCTACTGGATAAAGATATTAAGGAACGGATTCCTAAGGTTCAAAACTTAATTCCAAAGTTTGATTCCTTCCCAAGCTCCGCCCAGACAGCCATCTTTGGTGAGTACTACCGTGGATCAGTTGGTGGGAGCCCTAATACTGTTAAGGCTATCAACGAAGGTAATTACGAGGAAGCATCAAAGGAATTCCTACGAAACAAGGAATACATAAATAGAGTCGCACTCAACAGAGCTGGCATTGGCCCGCGTATGGAAAGAGTTTCCAGCGAGCTAATGAAGATGTCAAAATAGTATGAATATACAAGACGACATCAATAGCTTGCACAGCTATGAATCCTTTGCTCGGTTTATCAAGATGGTTCACGAACTCCGGGAGGAGACCATCAGCGAAATGCACGAATCATCTAGTGAGACTATCCAGCAGATTTCTGGTCGAATCATTACCTATGATCAAATACTTCAAATGTCAGGATGGGATAAGCTACGGTTAAAGCATTCGGATCGAATGTAACCCATATGTTATAATGCCCACATCGCCCTCGCTCGGCGTTAATGAGTGGTAATAATATGACAGATGAAATCGAAACTGCTAACGCTGAGGCAGACCAAAGTTCAGTGGCAAATAATAACTTATCCGTTGAGGATTTCGCAATGCGGAGAATTGGGCAACTGAACCCTGAGGCTGAAGAGCCACAGGAGGAAGAGGCCGAAGGAACCGAGGAGCAGGAAACTGAAGAAGTAACTGAGGAGGAAGCTGAAGAATCAGTTGATACCGAGGAAGCTACTGAGGAGACCGAGGGATCCGACAATGTTCTTTCACAGTTGGACTTGGACGATATGTCCGAGGAGGATTTGCGGGAACTAGCTGACAAGCTAGGTAGCCGTGCTGTAGCTCGATTCGGTGAATTGACTGCTAAGCGCAAAGCTGCCGAAGAACGTCTAGCTAGTTTAGAAGCTAAACTCAAGGAAAAGCCAAACCCATTAGAAACAAAGAAGGTTGAAAATAACCCCTACGGTAACCTCGATTCTGTCGAGAAGTTACAGGCCAAGGCCGGGGAAGTCGATCAAGTTGTTGAGTGGGCTGAGGATATTCTGTTTGAGAGTGATGGCTATTCCGCTGATGACATCGTAACCGAAATCGAAGGTAAGGAGTGGACAAAGAAGGACGTGCGACAGGCTTTATTGAAAGCCCGTAAAGCGCAGAAAACTTTCCTCCCTGATCAACTCAAAAAGGTTCAGGCACAGATCGAAGGAGAGCAGCTTGCTGATTCTTTCTCAGAACGTGCCAGAAAAGAACTGACTTGGTTGGAAGGTGAGGACAACGACTTACGAAAACAATTTGAAGCCACCGTAGGTGATGAACGTTTTAAGCAACTCAAAAAGGTTGTTAAGCGGGAAGCACCGGAAGTAGCTGCACAATTGGATTATTGGTTCGCTCACGCTACTAACAGTATTTACGGACGTAAGCCCGTTACTGAGCGTAAGACATCAGCAGTATTAAATCCTCCCAAATCAGCCAGTCCATCTGCATCCAAACCCGAAAAGGGAATGGGAAGAACAGCCAAAGCACTAAAAGAATTAGAAGCTAGGTTCAAGGAAACGGGTAGCGCAAACGATTTCGCTAATCTCAGAAAACACAAAATGGCATCACGCCACTAACCTATTCATTAACTAACTATACAAATACATAACTAATTATGGCATTCTCAAATACATTCGATACTACAAATACCGGTTCCGGTGTTTCCAATCGTGAAGACCTCACTGATGTCTTGACAATTCTCGCACCAGAAGAAACACCTATTCTTTCTTCTGCTAACAAAAAGGGCGCAGGAGCAACTAAGGTTGAGTGGACTGTTGACTCTCTTTCGGCTCCCAGCACTGCTGGTATCGCTGAAGGTGCTGACGTTACAGCATTCACTGACCAATTCGCTGGACGCGCTCGCCTCGGCAATCGCGTTCAAAAGTTCCGCCGGGACTATATGGTTTCCGATCTGCAAGAAGCAGTCGATTCCGTTGGCCCAGCTAAGATTGCTCAAGCAGAAGCTAAAGCACTTCGTGAACTCAAGCGCGACATCGAAGCAAGTCTTGCTTCAGCTAACACTCAGACAACCGAAGACGGTGCTGGTGTAGTTAATCGCCTTGGTGGTCTTGGTGACTGGATTCAAAATGCTGCTGGTTCGGGTAACGTTCCTGCTTCATTCCAAACTCCAGCTGCAAGCATCGCTGACGTAACTGATGGTACATTCGCAGAAAGCGAATTGAACTCTCTTATCTCTTCGATCTTCAAGGTTACTGGTACATCCAACAACCTTATGTTGGTTGCTGATACAGCACTCCGTCAAGACATCAGCGACTTCGCTCGCATCGGTGGCGTATCGGGTGACTCAGTTCGTGCAGTTAACTACAACGGCGAAAGCGGCACTATCAAGCTTTCCGTTGATCTGTATCAAAGCGATCACGGTATCGTATCTGTTGTCAACGCTAACCCTGACTGTATGCCAACACAAGCTGGTACTGCTGGAATGGCTGGTTACTTGGTGAATCCTGAATACTACGGTGTTCACGAACTCATCCCTATGGGCAGCACTCGTCTTCCAAATCTTGGTGGTGGCGACCGTGGCTTCGTTGATTGCGCTTTGACCCTCGGTGTTTACCACCCTGGTGCTCACGGCAAGATTGTCAGCACAAGCTAAATAATTCTGGTTGGGGGGCGAAAGCCCCCCTGCCTTTTTTTTTACTTATGGATATTATTACTCCTAATTCAAAGACTTACTCCGACGAGGAGATTGATCGCGCCCTAATGCAGGAGATTCAAGAGAGTCTCCATTTGGAACTAGCGACCGAGAAGGACCGCTACCAACAAGCAGCCAAGGAGGCGCATCAACTTAAGGGAACTATTCATCCCACCTTGGGACGGCCAGTTGCCACAATGCCAGCGCGAGAGTTTTTTCGACTGGTAAAGAAGTACGGTCAAGAGACTGTGCATTCTAAAGAATTTTTAAAGTACTATAACAAGAAGTTCCCAGAACTTAGCCCGAACAAAATATAATGCAGACCAGAACCTACGGAGAATTATTCAAACTTGCATCTGCACTTATTGGAACTGGTGGAGAACTATCCGCTGGTGAGCAGGATCAACTGAGTCATTTTATTAATCGACGATTCTCCGAGATCTTTAATGCAAGCCCAAGCTGGCCTCGATACATTACTGTAGGTGAGCCACGCACGATTGTCCAAGGACAGGTGGTTCCGACTACAGAGGATAGCTACTATGTGTACGGTGCTGGTACTACAGAAGTCAATGGACTGTATGTTCGTAACGGCGATAGTCCAAACTTCAACCCAGCATACACACTTTACGATTCAGATGGAATTACCGCACTGTACAACATTTGGAGTGATGGTGGACCTTTGTTTGGCTGGTATATAACTTCGACTGCAATTGGTAATGGTGGTGGTTCTACACTTTACTCAAATTCCACAGAGGAACTCGGTGTCCCAGAATCTGGGTGGAGTGCAAGTAATGGTGTCTCACCTACACCAATTGTCCAGGACCTATCAAACATTGGGGAGTTTGTACGCATTCACAACACTCAACCACTACTGAACCGATCAGCACGTGAGTACGAGTTCTATGTATCATCCAGTGGTGCTCACATCCTAAACGTAGAGTCAACTACGGATAACACCGCTTGGGTGACCTACAAGAAGGAGTTCACTCCTTACACAATTACTGCGGACTACTATACGTCCACCCTAGAAGTACCAGCGGAGTTCTTCAACTTTATTAGTCACGCTGTTTACGCTGACTTCCTCCGAGTTCAGAACAAGCAAGAGGAAGCACTAGCAGAAGAGCAAGCAGCTCAAACCTTCTTAGCCCTTGAGCTGGAGAAGATCGACCTACGTTCTAACAACAATACAATCAACCACAAGTTTTCAACTTATGTAAATCGTCAAGCACGATAACAACCCCTGTGATATAATAAAATTATGGCTAACTCAAAAAACAACGCACTAGAATTTTCGTCGGCTGGATCGGAGATCCTTGAAGCTGCGGATGCAGTAACCGGTAAACGCTATGGAGCGTTGCAAATCTTAAATGACACTGTGTTCAGTGCTTTGACTGCATCCAGCATTGACGGTACAGCTAAGCTAGTTGGACCAACCTTTGCTGCTGGAACAATCCTTTATGGAGCATTCAGCGAAGTAACAGTAACTTCTGGTCTCGTAGCAGCGCACAAGTACTAGTATGCACCTGAGCCTAAATAATAGCTTAGGCAAATGGATATTGCCTAAAGAGCCATCACCGTTCTCGCCAGAGGCACTGAACTACTTTAGCCGCTTGGACGCAGCAGGTGACACCACCTACGTTGACTACAAGCAGCCACTAGCTAACTATATTGATAGTCTAGTAACGCTGGGTGGTGCTTATTGGGACGATATGCTATCCTCCACATCCTTCGTGGGTGTAGGAATACAAGGTGTCACAGTTCCTCTTAGGGATGGAATGACAGTACCTACGCAGAGCAACTTTGTTGCGGGTGATTTGAATACATTGACTGGTCTATTGTGCAATGGTTCCACTAAGAGAATCAGCACTAACACGGATCAATCAAATTACGCACAGGATGACACTTCAGTCAGTACATACAGAACAGAAACTGTAAGCGGAACCAATCCTTTTTACTTCGGAACAAACCTCGCAAATGGCTTTGGGGCTAGAGGCGTATCGAGCTTCATTACTGCCTGTTACGGTGGGCAAGCTGTAACTGGAAGTGCTTCTACTGCCGTTGGTCTCTTGGGACTTTCTCGCTCGGCTTCGACGGGCTACGACTACCGATCAAACGGGACAACTGGTACACGCACAACAGCATCGGTTACGCCAGCTTCTGGCAATTTAGATATATTTGCTATTAACGGAACAACAAGTGGTTCGTTCCGATTGGCAACCTACCACGCTGGTCCTGCACTTAACCTCGCAACCCTAGAGGGCCTACAAGCAACATTACTTTCCGAGATCCGTACAGCGCATACATTTGTAGCTGCTGCATCTTATTTCTCACGTCTTGCAGCCGCAGGTGACACTA